CCTCAGAGACAGAAGAAAGTGCACACGCAGCAGTCCAGTTATCGCCACGAGGTTCCTCTTGAGGTATGGCAATAACAGACTCAAAAGGGTTCCCGAGATTCACAAATTGCTGGCCATCATAGAGGGCCATCTCATTGAGTTTCTCAGTGGTCAAAGAGCTGCCAAAAATCATGGTAGCAAGGGCAACATCGAGTTGAACGCATTGACGACATGTGTTTCGGCGCTTCAGTTCAATACGAAAGGCTTTCTCAGATTGTTTGCAATCTTCGCAGCCGTCGGATGAAAGGCCCAATTGGTCTGCATATGAACCGGTTTTAGTGGGGGGATTCAGAATTTCCTCCGCCAAACGACGGTTTCGCGTAGCAGATGATTCGGTTGGAATATCTTCAATTTTGATCTCACGTTTGGGTAAGGGATGAATGATGACATCAGAATCATCATCGTCCTCAACCATCGGGGGGTCAATTTTCGGGGGAGGGGCAAGACTCAAGTCAATAGCGACTTTCAATAGCTTTGCCTCTTCCTCATCAATCTTCTGCTTGCGCAAGCGATTGGCTTCCTGACCTTGAAGGTAAAGTGAATCAGTCCTTGCAATTGGAGCCCAAAGAGGGTTTGCATCAGAAGAAGTACCGACATAGTCTTCAATTCTTCCCGACTCAGTGACTTGAACATAAGTCAGGTTCGCGACAGTATTCTTCCACCCAAATTGGGATGGTTGAACAGAGAAGAATTTGAATACATCAGCATGGATAGTCGATGGTTTCTTCGACTTTTCTTTCAAGATGGCCGAAAGGGCAGCAATTTGCTCCTTCGAATCAAACTGGGTGGGCGGCTTGCATCTCGCAGCCGACTCCTTGAGACCATCAGCAGTCGCATGACGAACTGGGATGGGCAATTGAACAGGTCCTAAAGGACCACAAGAGCCTGTAAAAAGGCGGTAACACCAAACATCCTCAAGCCGTTGAGGCCAAGAGAATGAATTCCCTGGTGAAACACCCCTGTGGTGTTCAACCAGGCGGAAGAAATCGCTTCTCGCAATTTTTTCTTTCTCACACATCAGAGTGATCCCTTGCTCGTCGAGGGCCTCTCCGTTGTAGGAGATCTTGAGCAATTGAATCAGATTCATTTGTTTTGTCGCTGATCTTTGATTGGCAGATGTGAAAAAAAAAA